ACTTATAGGTAAACTGTATAATAAAGCCTTGAATGGCGATGTGAAGGCTATACAGTATTTTATTGATAGAGTAGAAGGTAAGATACCTGAAGCCAAAGGTGACGCACTAGATTACTCTAATGCTGGTGTTGTGTATGATATTATACATACATTGTTTGAAGCGCAACTTGATGTACTTAATGCTGGTCAGGGAACTGCTATATGTTGCACCGGGAGACGTGCCGGAAAAACTCATCTAGTCGCTGCGGCATTGCTCATAGAGTGTTTAAGAAAACCTAATACTACTTGTATTTATATATCTCCTACCATGCAGCAGGGTGAAAGACTTCTTGCTGCCGCTATGAATATTATTATAGACACTTGTGGAATGAGAGACAGTAAAGGTAATAGGTTTAATTGGAAAAGCATGGAGAACGGATCTCAGATAGTTGTTAGAGGTTTATCTAATACTAAAGATCCTGATCAGATTAGAGGCCTTAAAGCTAAGGTTATAGTGATTGACGAGTTCTTCCACCTTAAAAGTGATCTGTTGGAATACTTGCAAATGGAAGTGTTAGAACCCATGCAATTAGATTACGCTGGCGAGTACAAGCAGATACTTATAGGCACTCCTCCCAAGATAAAGGGTACGTATGGTGAGAGATATTGGAATGAGATGGATGTTCCTCACTTTGAATGGACTGCTGAACAAAATCCTCACATACATAATTTTGAAGAGTTCATTCAGAAGAAGTGCGAGGAGAAAGGTATAGACCAAGGACATCCTTACATAAGGAGAGAGTATTACGGTGAGTGGGCTTACGATGAGGACGCAAGACTTTATCCAGAGTATAAGACATGGAACGAGGAAGTGGTGCCTCAACTTAACATTGACCGCATTTTGTGTGGCTTGGATTATGGCGTTAGTGATAACGACGCTGTTATCGCTGTGGCTTGGGATACCAAGGCTCGTCGTGGTTTTGTCTTTTGGGAATCTAAGTTTAATCGCCTTACTGTTCCTCGTGATGTTACGCAATTTGAATACTTGAAGAAGGAAGTGAGGCAGTTGTGGGAGTTTGCTTTAGACTTCTGGCCTGAAGCGGATGTTAAGGAGGCGAACAAAAGAATCACATGGGAAGCGGATTGCTCAGACCAACATCTTACAGAAGAGTTACGATGTAATTTACTTTGTAAGCATGAAGGTATAAGATTAAATATTGGTAACTGCCATAGAACCGATAAGGTTATGATGCAGGATAAGATAAGAGATCTTCTGCGTAGTGGAGGATTATTGTTACCTGAAGATGGTAAGACAGCTAAGGAATGCGAGATGACTGTATTGAAGCGTGATGTTAACGGTAATATTCTACTTGACATAGATGACAAGGCGTTTCACCCCGACCTTCTTCCCGCGATGCGCTATGCGTTGTGGCCTGCCATAGGACGTGAAGTCCTTGAAGACAGAGGGGAGGGGCTGTAGTGGATACTCAAGTATTCAACATTATGAAAGAACTTAGTGACGTAAAGGCAGACATTGCTCATATAAAAGCTACCCTTACCGCTCAGGAGAACTACTCTGGGGAGATAGAAAAGAGACTTGATAGTATATCTATAACGCTAGAGAAGTTGTCAGGAGAGATGTTTCCAAGAAGAGATCTTGATGCTATGTTTAATCAGTATAGGGGTTTAGAGGAAAGAGTACACGTACTAGAACACGCTCCGACTAAAAGGAAGGTGGCTTTTGTAGATAAGATGCTGGCTGTGATAGTGGCTATTATTATCACAAGTATTGTCGGTGTGGGTGTCGCTTCTGTTCACAGAGCGTATGACAGGATAGAAGCCATGTTACAAACATCTCCGGTATATACTCCATGATGTCACAAGATAGATGGGAGGCGATGAAGACTAAGGCAAGGAAGGAGTCGGAAGGTAAAGGATTATTGCACGCTGCTACGGAGATACGGGAACAAGAGGCGTGTGAAAAGGAGTTGAAGTGGAGCACTTCCAAGTTCTTGATAGGTATTGCTAAAGGCTTTACGGATAAGAACCTTTGGGTATGGGCGGTGTTCATGTGGATTTCTTTGGGGATATTAGACAGGAAGAACGGTGAAGAGACGGTATCGGAAATTATAATGATTGGTGGTACGATACTGGTAACGATAATTTTTCTTATGGGTATGTATTTTAAGAGAGGGTTTGAAAAGTTTTTGGGTAATAGTAGTTTGAAAATGAGCGCGGGGGCTAATGTGACAAAGAACATACAGGAGTCCAAACAGAAGGTAGTTCAGGAAGGGGATGGAGCCGGAGGCTTTAACCAATTTAATCAAGGCTGGAACCGTCAAGGCGGGGGTTGGTAAGGAGAAAAAGATGGCATTGTATGATAGAAGCCCTACGGGGATGGTACAGATTAAACCGGGGAAGGCGGCGTTGGCGGCTATTGAAGGGGACAGTATGCCCGCTTCTGATTTGAGCGGCCTTGATGGTGGCGGCACTGATTTAACGGAAGGTGAAGAAGACCCTATCATCGAGAAGAAGGTCGATGCTATGGTGGAAGTGGTGGATGAACATGAACCAGAAATAACAGTAGAGGCTGAGGGTGCGGCTCCTGTGGCGGCGTTGAAAGACATTCTCACTAAATTCAAAGAAAGTAATAAGGCTAATATATTCGCTGGTATGTTAGCGGATATGTTTGAGAAAGAGCGCCCACAGGCGTCAGGGGAAGATTTCATGGGGTTTCTTAAAGAGATGAACGCTATGACTTCTGATGAGAAGGTTAAGGAGTATTCCTGTCTTCCTGAATTACTTCAGCAAGGACTTGGTACGGGTAGAGAGGAGAATGACTGATGGCACTTATAGATGGCTTGGGAGGGATGAAAACGTGGACACCTGATGAACAAGCGCATCTGGATAGTCCTATTATAGGCGGTACTCCTACAAAGAGTGAGATAGCGGAAGCTGAGAAGGTTATAAAAGATATAAACCGTAAAGCCAACATTGCTAACAAGATAGGCTCTTTGGCAAAACAAAAAGGCCCGCAGGTGTTTATAGACCTCGCTACAGCCATAGGAAAGAAAGGCGGAGATGATGAAACACTGGCATGGCTTATGGATGTTCAACAACAGGTTGAGGATGAATTAGGAAAGGATTGGTGGAAACAAGTACCACCACAAGAGGTATTGGATGAAGAAACAACCAAAGATACCTAAACCTGCCAAGGAACGAGGATACCTTTGGCATTTGTGGATGATAACGTGTGAAAGGTGGCATCGCCGTAGAGCTGAAAGAATCCTTACCAAACAGGAATGGAGTGTTCATTTTTTGGTTATGCTTATGGCTAAGGCGGCGAGGTTGAAGAATCATGGGGTTACATTGGTACTAAAACATAGGAATGGATCGGAGTTACATATGTTGGTGGATAACCCCCAAGTTCAAAGGTATCTCGTTCAGGATGAGGAGATTGATATAAGGCAGAAGGAAATAACTCTGGATGCCTTGTTAAATAAAGCGGAGATGGAGGGCACGTTATGAGTAATGTAAGAATGGTACCTGTAGTAAGGGAAACAGAAAAACAACGTATAAGACGTCAGAACCTATACAGGTGTATAGCGGAAGATATACAGGAAGGTATCTTGAATGTTCCTGGTGGTGAGGAATTATCTCGTTATTTGCATACGGTGAGCATTTGGCTCAATCCTCAGATAGATGCTAATATACCGAATATTGTATTTTCTTATTTTAGTAGGAGTCCTAACACACCTACAGCGTTATGGGCGTTGCCTGTAGATTGGGACTCTACAACTGGCGAGCATATTTTGGTAGGCGGTCAACGTTTAATGTTTGTACCGGCTACAATAGCATTAAGCACTGCTGTAGGTTTTCACACGCCATTACAGATTGCTTTACGTCGCACAGGTTTTGCTGAAACAAACACTACGCTAGTGGCGTATGTAGCCGGTGGAAACATGCTGAATTTCACAGCGGGCAATGTAACAAATACACGTTTTACGATAACTAAGATTATATAAGGAACAACTGATGGCTACGGTACATTACGAACAGAATAAAATAAGTGGGTTCTGGACACCCACAGACTACCCTGTTAAGTACAAGGAAACTATGGCCGTGCCTGAAGGGATCAATAGGGACTTCCAACGTCTTACTACCTTTGTGGAGGATAAGTACGGCAAGGAATATCTAAAGATATGCGCTTTCTATAACAAGTTATTTCCTTCGTTGAAACAACATGACTGGTCTCGCTCATCCTATAACGCTGTACCTTTTACCATTCAGGAACAGGAAAGGGTGGATACTGGTACAGGTATACACGCTAACTATCTAAAAGGAGCTATTGATTTAATTGTTGCGCGCATTGGTAATACACATTTTGACTATAAGTTACTGGCGGAACAACCTACGATACTGTACGAGGTCTTTAAGGATGAGGTAGAAAGACTGTTAAGAAGTATGGTGCGTAAGAATAAGATGGATAGGATGGCGGTAGAGGCGTTCCATGACGCCGCCATTCTTGGGTTTAGTCACATGTTTATTGATCCGTGGTCACATGCGATACGTAAGATAAGTGACTGGGAGTTTGGTTTTTATGAGTCTGAATTTAATGATGGTCGTCTTAAACGTGTCCTCATTCGTGATTACGCTTTTCCTGTCAGTGCTCTTGGCCCTTATTGTCAAGGTTTTCCTGATGAGGTGATAAGAGAAGTGGCGAATCATTCTACTCAGGTTGACTTACGCCTTTACATAGACTGCTTCAGGAAGGAGAAGTATGTCTGTATTAATCAAAAAATGTCTGACCCTTCCCCTTATGAGTTTGACGAGGTACTTATTTCTACATTCTCTTGGGATTTAGGGATAAGGAGAACAAATGTTACGTCGTTGTTCGACATGTTATACCCATTACAGCGGTCTTACAACAAACTCATGGCTAAAAAAACTCAGCTCTTATCGAATTATAAAGGCCCTGTTCCCGTATTTAGTCAGGACTGTGACATTATTGTTAAATCATTGTCCAATTTGTCGGGGGAGGCTCTATTCCTCGACACGCAAAGGAATCCTGCGTCTCTTATGACAGTGCTTGAGCCCACTCCGTTAGACCCTCAGCTTAACGCTGAGGCTGAAGCGTTGAAGGCTCAGATGTTTGAGCTGGCTGGTGTGCAGAATATGACTTTGGATATAGAGAACTATAGAAGCGCTGCCGCTCTTGTGTCGTTGGATCAGATGAGGGACTCAGGATTTCAGAGCCAGCTCTCCGCTCTTGCCCGCTTTATTCAAGAAACGGTTAAGATGGCGGTTAGGTACATGGCTCATATGAAGGCGGAAGAACCTTCAGGTCTGTCGTGGGGGATTGTGCAAGATCTTCTTAATGATTCGTTTATCAACATAAGACCGATGCACAAAACGGAATTGGATAGAGCGTTAAACCAAGTTCCTGAACATCCTGATGTTATGAGGATGTCTGTGGAAAGATTCCTTCAAGCGGTTCTTTCAGGGAGGGCTACGTTTGAGGATGTTACTTTCTTCTTGGATTGGGAACTTCTTAAACAGGTTGCCGCAATGAGGTATATGGAGATACTTGCGTTAGGTAGGATTAAGGATAATTCTGAGGAATTGGTTAGGCTTCAACAATTTCTTGTATCTTGTTTTGTGGAGGACATACAAAGAGGTAATGTGGTATTAGCTATTGATGAAGTGCCTATAGATGAGGGAACGATGTTACCTCCGCCATCTCCTGAAGAACTTATGGATATGCCGCCTGAAGAAGAAGCAGTTTTGGCGGAAGGAATTTAAGTATGGACAATGCCCAAGTATTTCCTGTACCTATAGATTCTGCGTTAGAGAACAGCATGGAGGACGCTGTTGTAAGAGTAGATAACCCTACATTTTCTTACAACACACAGTCTCCTGTGTCAGGTCTTCTAACAAATTCGGTGAGATATGAAGGTGACGGCATTTTTGCTGATTGGTACAGACACAGATACGGGGTAAGATATACGTTTCCTATAGACCTTTCTCAAATGTTAGCATGGGAAAGGTATGAAGATTTCTTTAATCATAATGCAGGTAGACAGCTTTTTACAAACTCTACGGAATATGATGAGGCTATAGTAAGGAACTTCTGGTTCTTGGAAGATATGCGTTATGCTGTTGAGGTGTCTTTTCCGTGGACACCTTTCTTTAGAGATTTAGATTTTGTTAATGGCTTTGGCGTACAAGGGATTATAAATGTAAGCTTACCGTGGGGGGGTAGTTTGATTGCCGGGGGTCAAGCAGTTATATTACAGGGAGGGTCTCAAGTACATGCCCCTAGAGTAATAAGACCGGAAGACAGTTTCGAGATACAGTCTGTAGTTCCCGGAACGTATAATACAGTACAGACGAGGCGGGAGAGATATTTTGTTTCAGGGCAGACACACAAAGAAAAAAATCGGCTACCGTTTCATTTAATGTTGAATCCATATGATAGGACTATGGATGAGTACGAGGAAGGATCTGATCTGGGTGCTGTAAGTAACGTACCTTCTCAAAGACTTTTAGATCATGTACCCGAGAACTTTGAAGCGTCCGTTGTTTTTGGTCGTGACGATATTACGGTGTCGGTAATACATAAGACTTTTGAAAGAGATAACACAGTTGTTATGTTACCTATGGTGGTGGATCACAATACGGCGAATGACCTCACTACGCAAACGTATGAGTATACTATACTTGATGAAAACAATGTTCGTATTGATCCGTTTACACACATCAGTTTTATAGATAGAACTTCAATAAAAATAATGTCCACGGGGCACACACAAGAAAGTACACTTAACGATCTAGTTATAGAAGATACTGTCGTGCACGATCATAACACAGTTAACGAGGTGACAGAACTTACTGCGGTAAACCCTACAGGAGGGTCTACGGACTTAAATATTTTTGCGGGCAGGGCTATTGTGGCTGTAGCCGAAGACAGCTATACACTTACAGCCTCAAAAGCTTTTTTAGACGCCTTAGTAGAAGTAACAGATGACGCTGTTATGGATTGGATAGGGCAGCCTGTTAGTGCGGGTTTTGCGACATACGGTAGACCGGGCTGGGATCTTGATCAGATGTCACCAAACGGGTCTAAACGGGTTTGTGCGGAATTTCGGTGGGATCTTTTTGGTCAAAGTGCTATAAGCCAACGCTTCATTGATTTTGGTCTGGAATGTTTAGATGTAGAAAAGGGTATATGGGAACTTTATACCGACAGATCGAGACTTCCAGAAGGAGGTGTTGGGGACTCCGCTAATATAACTATGTATAGAGAGACATTGAGACTCGCTCAAAATTTGGTGGCAGCTATTGAACAGACTCATATACTATCGAGCGTATACGTACAAGAGATTGCTTCTCTCAATAACAATGTTAATAGAGCAATAGGTACTGGGAGTTGGTTCGAGTCTCAGTGGAATACATGGAAAAACAGGGTAGCTTCTAGTATACAAGCTGTAAGAACGAGGGGTTCAACTTTACGGGGACATGTCGGGGGCCTTACAGGTGGAGCATTGGGGGGCGCTCAGAACGCGTTTTTTAATTACGTTGATTCAAAGTGGAGTGCGTATACACTTGAAGAACAGGGTTTGTTTTCGGCATTAAATAATAACGCACTGGATCTTATTAACGATGTTACTGCTAGTTTGTTTAGTTGGACGACTTCAGACGGAGTTTTACCTCAAAGATCTGTACGATTTGACGATATGGCTGGAGGCGCTATCACTAATTATTTAAGTGGTGCGGAAGCAAATCCTTGGGGACTGCTTCAGAATCCTTCAGGCTCTGCTACAGGCAGTAGACTCGGTATGACATCAAGAGTAGGTTTATGGGATATAGGAAGATCTGATAGATCGGGTCAAGGAGCGGCGTGGCACAGTTATGCTGTTCCAGGGATAGTTTCTGAACATGCACGTAGAGAGGTACTTAATAACAGAAGACAGTCACTTATTAATGCTTTGTCGAGAACAGGTTGGAATGGTAACTGGGGTAATCTTAATAGGGCTGAAGCACAATTGGAAGGTATAAGGTTACGGATCTCTAACGCGCAGCGTAATATGTCACGTATTACAACTCTGATAAGACCTAAGTCACTCTCTTCAGTCAGGCCTAACTGGCCTACACACGATCCAGCTATACGCCCTGTCAGGTTCGAGATAGACGCTAGTAAGCGCGAAGGTGACGTTATTTTTGAAGTAGGTAGCTTAGGGGCTGAGACAACTCCCGGACAGGCGTGTGCTGTACGTTTTCGTTTCGACCCTGTATTTGTCGATTTTGTGGATAGAGTAGCCTTTGGGGACTCTCACCACAGTGCTACTTCTGTATTGCTAGGTGAGTCACAACGAGTGCTGATAAATGTAGCTGTGCCTGAATGGAATTTTATTAGTAGCTTTAATCGAAACACTTGGCAGCACGAACAGTTCTTGATGTTTGAGATTCAAGGTGAGACAGAGAATGAGCGACACTCTGTATCTGTGCTTGTGAGCTCTTCTAATATACGCGATTCTGCTAACACTCAATTAAGTGTTAATTCAGTAGACAATAGTGTTACTGGTTTTACGAGGTTTGGGGACTTATTTGACTTTGACATAGGTATTATTACTATTCTTAGGCAGGTGGTTTCAGGGGGTCAAGGTACTTGGAGATTAGGTACTGACAACGGCAATGGCGTAGGTTTAATGAGGGATTACACAAATCGTCGCATTTTTATGAGGCGGTGCCGCCAGTTTTCAAGAAACGGTATGGTAGCGGATTACGAACTCGTTTCTTTACGTACAGAATCATCGGACAGTCCTGATAGGTTACTGCTTACGTTTGTTAACGAGGATCAGGATGCATTTACTGTGGAATACAATACAGGAATATTTGGAAACTTTAACCAGCATAGTGATGAATTTGAGTTAAGCACGGTAAATGATTATGTATTGGCGGCGTCAGTAGATTCTGAGGACGCTCCTCCAGTGTATTTAGGAGTCGATGCAGCCGATCTGTGGGGAAGATATAGTTCAGAATCTACACAAATGGCTGTTTTAGTTTCTAGTATTAATGTCATTAATGTACAGATAGACGAGTTAACGCAAGATTTAACCGACATTAATGCGGAAATAAGTCGTATACAGGTGGAACTTCAGAGGGACGATCTGACTTCTTTTGAAATAGTCGATCTGGAAACACGGCTTGCTAACAGCATAGATAACCGAATATTAACGGAAACACATATCGCGGACAAAGAGACGGAATTAAGCTCGCATGAAAATCTACAAACTACAGTGACGCGTGAAATGGTAGAGATACGTAATGAGTTTGATACTATTGTTGAAAAATACGTACATAGTATAAGTCGTAACGGTCTTGTGTATCGGCTGTTATTTCGAGACTCCAATAAAGGAGTAATTAATTTTCTTCCTGTAGGTCTTGTGTCAAGGAAGGATGAGCGTGTGTTATGGCAACATAATGACATAAGAGTCGCAGGCATGACGACACACTTCACATACCTTGACAGAGTGACAGGTGATAGAGAGAATGCTGTCATTGATGTAGATTTTCATGGCGAGGCTATTATGGAGAGTGATAGCCACGACCTTCGTGACGGGTCTGTAAAAAGATTGGCACTTGCTAACTCTAAAGATGATTACGCAATACTTACAGCTCAGTTTAACAGTGATGCATATGTGGAGAATCACTGGTACATTGATGAAGATCATATTCTAAAGCTTACGTCGGATCATCTTATTCTTTTAAGAAGAGAAGAGGATGGAGACAGAACTCCAAGAGACGGTGGATATTGGGGGGAGATAAAGAAGTCACCACGTTCTTTTCTTTTAGGCGAATATTCTGATGGATTTCGCTATGGTGTTTCTTGCGCTGTTCAGGAGACCCCTTACCTTTATGTAATAGAACCTACAGTAGTAGGAATAAGAATACATTACATAGATACTATAAACATGCTTGTACCTCTGGGAACTGCGGATACTTCGGGAACTGATAGGGGCGTTGCTTTTAGTCATGCCGCGAGGTTTATGCGTCGTGTAAATGTGCCGTTCTCAGATCTTAGTTGGACTGGATTTTCAGGGCGTATGTTGGCGTTTATAGACCGTCCTGCTCCTTCATTTTTTGTTAATCAAGTACGTCTTTCGGCTACGCGCTATAACGATGTTTTTTTACTAGGCATCGTTTATGATAAGGGCGTACATCAGTGGACACTTACGATAAGAGGCACAGGAAATTATGCGGTTTTTAACGGGTACGGTTGTGTGGGTATAGACGGCACTGTCACAGGCGGGGCTGTTCCCATATATGCTATGAACCAAGGGATTGGGTTACGTGTACCTATTAGACGAAAACCAACCACAGAAAACGCGTTCAATTTTTCAGGTGTGGCATTTATTTCCGGTCAATCATTATGTTTCTTAGATGAAAATTTTACAGGGGGTATATGTACCTATGCTCACTTTACTGGCTCTCGGTTCAGGCTCAATTCTTTACCTCTTAGGTTCTCTCGTAAGGCACTCAGCACCCTTAATGACAGAGGTAGTAACTCTAGTACAGACATTAATATTCGTGGTGCTTTTATATTCCCTAACCCTATGGCAATATTCATGGCGACAACGTGGGTATGGGCAAGAGCCGCCGCGGGAGCGGTATTAAACTACTGGTCTGTCAATAATCTCGCTGAAGAGGAAGACTTCTTTAAGGTAGAGGTTGAGAAGGAAGAGACTGCTACACCTGAAAGAGACATTTTATTTAAGATGGCTATGGCAACCAGTGCTATAGGGGCTACAATAGGTAATGCTATGGCGGAGAGGGTGGCTAATGCCGTAGACAGAACACAATTGTGGTCGAGAAATAGCGGTATGAGTTGGCGTGAAGCATGGAGATCTTCGGCTACGCCTTTAGGCCCTCAGATGATAAGAGATCCTCAAACACGTAATATGAGGCAAGAAACTCCAGAAGAGTACGAAGCGCGTGTTGCTAGAGACAGAAAGCAATTTTATCCTGACACGGTAGGCGATGCCCTTGCCTCGGGACTTGAATCGCTGTTCAACGGGTCTACAGTAAATCCTGTAGCTATTGCGCCTGCTTACGCAAGGTTAGGTATGGGTGGAGTATACTCCATATCCGCTAATCAGAATGTATTTGCTGGCCCCGGATTTACTCAGATTCAGTTTGTTCAAGGATCACGTATAAGTGGAAGTCATTCTAATTCTCATAGTGCTTATGGAGGAGGGTCAGCCCTTGTACCAAGATTACCGCCAATACCTATTCCTTTTATCGGGCCTATTGATATTAACAATACTGGCCTTGTTGGAGTAAACTCTGTATCCGGCCCTGTGGTGGCAAAGATGGATATGGAGTATCAGCCTAATGTAAACATAGGACAAAAGAATGTGGTGTATTCTTATCCTATTACTGATATGCAGGTACACAGTATAGGGCAGACACTTGTAACACCTGTTATTCAAGAAGAAAGAGAGGAACTTTATAAATCTGAATGGCGCACAAGGCATTATCAAAAGAAGGTGTTGAAGTTTGAGAGACATACAGAAAGAGAACTACACGCTGATAATTGTTCGATGGTTCAGGGAGTGGATACTTTCTATGATGACGATGACATTATGGACATTCCTGTTAGAACAGACTCAGGGCTCCCTGTGTTTTCTGAGCCGGGTATGTTTGATTACTGTGTATACCCTGCCTCTGAACTGTATTACACCGCTATAGGGGGAGAAGTAACTCAGGTAAGTGTCAGGGATACTGTGGTATTGGACGGCGAACCGAGTAACGTGGTCATCAAAAATATGCTACCACTCATTGCGTCCACGTATGCCTGTGTTGAAATTACTAATGAAGTAAGTAGAAGGACATTGTTTCCTCGTGTATTCTCCGGCGACACTGTTTTGTTTAATACAACAGGGCATAACATTATAAAAGGCTTGGAAGTGTTGCACGGGTTTGATGGGTATACTAACCGTATTGCCTCTCTTGTGGGGGAGGTTGGGGTAGATAGCGCTGTTCAAAACTCTGTCTTTAGTTATGTAGAACAAGGAGCGGTTAAGACAGGCTCTCTTGTTCCTCCGACGTCTTATTTCGGAAAGTTCTCTGAAGTACCTAAGCTGGATACCTATCTGCATAGGGTAAATATCCTTGCTCATTACCTCGGTAATATGGGGCGGGCGACGGAAAATCTTCAAGGCTATAGGTTTGCGTTACCTATAGTACACCAACATTTAGGCAGACTTCCTGCCGCCGTTCAGGTAATATCGCCTTATAAGGCGTTTGTTATTAATGGTATTACGTCGTTGACCACTGATACTAGAAATACTAATCCTCGGGCGAAATCGCCAAAGGCGTTTGACTTCTTCATTTACGGTCAAGCGTATAGGGTAAACCATGAATATATCTCTCGCATTAATGCTGCTATGGGCGTGCTCGATGTTCAGGACGTGGTGGCTACTCTCGGCCTTATTTATGTCGGGTCTACTCCTCGTGTGGCGTGGTTTTACGCTCCAACCACTCATGCCTTCTTCACCTTTACTGGTTCGGATACTCTGGATAGGGAAGCCGTTGCTTTCAGGTTTAGAGGTGTTACGGGGGGTTCGTGGGATTTTGTTACCCAAGAAGTTGCCTTCCGAACCATTCTTGACAGAGGCTTTGACGTAGACAAACGTATCTTCGGAGATCTTGTAAGGGTAACAGACAGGTTTGAAGGGAACATATATCCCCCGAATGAGAACCTTGTAAACCATGCGGGAGAGTATTTGTACTATGGTTTGTCTTCTGGTCTATGTATACAAGGGCCGACACGAGGGGCTATAAATAGGTTCGTTATTCAAGAGAACATGATTCAGGACTTGAAATATAACAATCGTGCGGACTATTGGGACAAGATTCGAGGGGACAGTCTTGATGATTTTTACACTGAGCGTAAGTATCATGGTACTAATGACAGACAGGGCGGTGTTATAGGGTGGACTCTTAATCCGTATAAACTTGCTACAGGTTTCTTAGGGCCTAATGATAGTTCTGAATGTCAGATAGAGTGGGAAATAAACTTCGCCATGACAGACATTATGCGAGAGATCATAGGGGATAAGTATGTCACAGTACACGCCTGTGGAGAGATGTTAGCTAATGGGGGTATGGTAGTAAGTGAAGTCACTAATATATACCTGCGTCCTGAAAACTTCGTAAGAAGAAAAGGTGGTAATGGGTATTACTCATTCAGGTTTAACGCTCGTAATGGTATCGGAAGCGCTGAAAGACTGTATCTTTGGTCAGATGGCTTATTTAGTGTGCGGAGCATTGATATACATGTGTCGGAACAGACAGGTGCAAGGACGTTCCCGCTTGTCACTCGCGTTGATATACAAGACATACAGGAGTTCTAATGAGATTTCATTCAAAGAATGTGCCAGTAGAAGTTGTGGATGTTATTAACCAGAATATAGCCGTCATAGAGAAGTGGGCTAGGGAAGGTGTGGAAGAGAGTAAGTGCGTTGCACCAGTAGAGTACGGTAGTGGTGTAGAAGAAGTTGCTACTAGAAAAAGAACTATTAGAACAAGAAGAATACATCAGACCGTAAGACGTAAAGGTATAAATCAGCAGGATGTATTGCATCATCTTCCTACTAAAGTACCGTTTCCTCCGTTTATATTACCTTAAAATTGGTGCTTGATATACAAATGATGTCATGGTAAGGTGGTTGTATGGCTTTAACACCCTCGCAACAAGCATGGCTTGATACCTTATCTCCCCAAAATCAAAGAGCTTTACTGACTCAAGATGGGACAAGTCTAAACCCTGAAGGTTTAAGGGTGTATAACACAATGACTTCTCAATCTGATTCATGGTCACGTAACCTATCTCCAGCGGAATCTGCGGTTTTCTTGGATGATCGAGGTAATATAACACCTGCTGGTGAGAGACAGCGGCGGCGTACACAACAAGAAGAACAACGTAACTTACGCCGAGAACAAGTAGAGTCTAACAGAATTGACAGACAATTAAACAATACGAGTGCACGTAGAATACGCGCGTTTCAAGCGTGGCTCGAAGAAAATCCTGAGATGAGGGATAGAGAAGACGCATGGGAGACATGGCACTTAAATGATCCTGTAGCGGCTGAGATAGATGCTGAAGAAAGTACCGCCAGTAGAATAGGTCGTACAGCGGCTGGAGCGGGAGTGACCGCTCTTGGTATAGGCGCGATGGCTAATCAGGCTCGTGGGGCTTTCCGTGGGGAAAGTATGCCCCAAGAAGAGATCATGGCTCGTGACATCGCTCGTTTAGGTCAGACAGCCGCCAGACAACGGGCAGACGCTGAACGGGCTAGAATGATATGGGAGCGGGATGAAAGAGTTCCCGCCTCTATGCGTGCTGAAGCTGCCGCAGCCCAAGCCTCCCAAGCTGTAGGTGAAGAACTTGGGGCTCAAGCGGGGGCTGGAGCGGCTATTGAAAGAGCTCGAGCCGCTGAACGAGCAAGAAGACAAGAGTTTGCCACTGCCCTTCCGCAAGAAAGACAGAGACGTTTTGATTACGAACAACAGATGCTTGGCAGAGAGGATGTGGCTTCTGACACTGAAAGGGTACAAAACGCTGTGGCGTTGGAACAACAACGAACTAGGCGTGAGTATCTGGATATGCTCCGCATGAGACGTGTTCGTGAGAATATGCAACAACAGGCTTCGTTGGAAGCGGGGATGGGAAGACTTATGACTTCCCCACAAGGGTTTAATCCTAATATGGGTAGACCGCCTCCAGCGGGAACCGCTCCAGGGGAGACGGCCCCTATTGGTGAAGAAGAGACTATAGAGGGCGAAGAGATGACAGTAAGCGCCCCCCCGTCAACTGAAATTTCGGTTACACCAGCTCCTGTTAATGTTCCTCTTAACGCAGGTCAGCCTGTTCCTGTAGGTACAGCGTTTGTTTACTTCTCTCCTGAAGAGGCAGGCACGATTTTTACTCCAAGAGAAGGAAGAAACATAAACACAGCCCTTGGTATAAGAATTAGAGCGGAAGATTTACCTCTTCTGAGCGCAGGTACACCCATAACAATTCCCACAATAAGGCGTAATGAACAAGGTCAGTTTGTGTTTGGGGCTGGTTTAGGAACTGGTACACCTTTAACACTGACTGAAGCTGAGGTTAATGGATTAAATACCCGTGGAACAAGAGATGTTACAGATGTCCCTTCAGACAAAAGAGTGAAGGAAAAAACAACCCCTGTAGTCAGTGACGAGGACATGAAGATATTAAATAAAGCCATGCGGCAAAGGAGGTATGGGTGATGTGGCCTCTATTAGGATTAGTTGGTAAAGCCCTTGGGGGAACAGCAGGAAGTAATGTGATGAAAGCCCTTACTCTTTTACCTGTGGCTCGGGGTGTAGGTAGTGCTATAGGTAACATAGGCGCGGTTAGAAATAAAAAACAACCCTCAAAAGAGAGTCTTGGTAAATCTATTTTACAGGCATACATGATGAATAAAGCGTTGAGTAGAGAAGAAAGAAGAGAGGCGATGCGCGAAGAGAAACTTGCTCCTTCTCAAGCCTTGATAGATAAGGCTCTTAGGTCTCCTGAAGGGGTGTCTGCGGATCTTACAGGTAACGCTGATCTCAGTGTGAGTACGGCTAAGGATGATAAAGATACGTCTGACGCAAGGTTGAAGAGTCTTATAGGCGCAAGTGACAAGGAAATAAGAGCCTTTGCCCACTCTCTTGGGTCTAAGTATCATATGAAGAACGATACCAAGAACGAGTCACAGGCGCTTGACGACAGCGAACTTGTTAATTTGTTTAGACAGTGGCAAGAAGAGAACCCTGAGACTGCGGCTAAAAAAACATTGAAGAATGTTAAAGGTGTAGGGGAGAAAACCGCTGAGGCTATTGTGGAAGCTAAACCTGATGAGGTGGTAGAGAAAATAGCTGAAGCCCCTACCTCTGAATCAAAAGATGTTATTGTTAGACCTTCTTCTACTGGAGTCATGGTTGATGGGCCGGAATCTGCACAGGAACCGGGGACAGATTTTTTCCCAGAGGCGGAAGATGCGGAGTGGAGTTATGTAGATGACCCCGGCACATCGTTGGTTGTGTCAGGGGGACGTGGTTTAACGAGTAATCCTCCACCGAGTAATCCTCCACCGAGTAATCCTCCACCGAGTAATCCTCCACCGAGTAATCCTCCACCGAGTAATCCTCCACCGAGTAATCCTCCACCGACTAATCCTCCACCGAGTCATCCTCCACCGAGTCATCC